CGTCACCTGGCTGGCGGTGATGGCTCCAACCGTGCTATTGATCACGATCCCGCCGGAATTCGTGACCAGGGTGATATTGGAACCGGCGAGCAGATTGGCAAAGCTTGCATTGGTTGCGCCTCCAGTCGAGCTTACCGTGATGCTGCCATCAGAATTGGTAACAAACGTCACGCCGCTGCCAGGCCAGAGGTTGAATAACCCATTTGTGGGGTTGAAATAGATCAGCGGGCCGCTTGTGATCAAGCGGGTCACGTCCAGCACATTGGTTGTCGTCGGCACCGTGAACCTGGAGGGCTTCACCACGCCCGCGATGGTCATCAGATATTGCCCCGGGTACAGTCCGATTACTGGGTTTGTGGCGCTGGGAGGAATGATTGTATAGGTGCCTGCCCAGATGTTCACGCCGTCACTTGCCAGAGCGTTTTGCGCTGTGATGGTGATCGGCTTTCCTGCGATTGCCCCGCCGAACATGGAATTTACCGGGAACATTACGGACGTGGTCGCCTGTCCGAATGCGGACAGCGCGAGGGCCAAAATAAATAAACATGCGAGTTTTTTCATGGGGTCAAAATGGACTGATTGTGCTGATTAAACCGCCGGAGAAAACATAGTCGAAAGCGGGCGCGTTTCCAAGCCAATCCGTCAAGGAGATTCCCTCCACGGCGCAATTTAAAAGGTAGAGCGTCACATTCGTCACCACCCCTTGCAGCTTTATCTGGAGGCATCCGGTTGAGGGGAAAGATGCTGGCTGCTGGAGGGCGAACGCGAGCGCCCCTTCCGGATCCGCAAATGCCGCGCTGGAGAAATCCACGCCGCGCCGGACTTTTAGCGACAGCGTGTTTGTCACATTGCCTTTGTCGAAAAACGCCATGGCCGCCGCGCCGAAGCCCGCCTCGCCCTGGAGGATGCGCTTGTGATTGAACTTCACCTCCAGCTCCGAGATGGAACGCGACGTGTTACAGAGGACAATTCCGCTGGTCCACGAAGACGTGCCATCGGGAGCGTAGGTGAGGGTCAACACAGGAAGGTTTCAGGTTTCAGGTTGAAGGTTTCAGGGTTTCGGGGCGGCGGCTTGCGCGGCCTTTTTTGCCGCGAGCGTGGCGGGGGAATCTTGCTGGCTGAATACTTGATACATTTCGAACTGCGCGTTGAATGAGGTCTCAAAGGTCGCGAAGTCGGCGCGGTCAATGCCGGACGTGGCGAATTCCTCCAGCTTGATGGTTTGTTGCGCCAGGGCGTCGGTGGCCGAAGCGGCTTTGTTGGCGGCCGCTTGTGCGGCCAAAACGATTTGAGCGAGAGTCATAGAAAGGTTTCAGGTTTCAGGTTTCAGGTTTAAGGAATCTTTGTGTTCTTTGTGTTCTCTGCGGTTAAATCAGTTTCAGGCAATGGGCGTGGTGAAATACGCGCCGCGCACGCCGCTGGCCAGGCTCGGGAGGCATTCCCACGCCACCTCGCCTTCGCGCAACTGTTCCACGCCGTTCTGGAGCTTCGATTTCACCAACTGGCCCAGCGGAAAAGTCAGATACACCTTGCCGTCCGCCCCGGTGACCGTCACCGAATACGCCTTGGCCGCACCGCTGCTGCCGCGTCCCGCCCCGGCCCCTTGAATCTGCAGTTGCGTGTCAATCATCGTGCGCGTCAAGCCAATCGGAATACCCCGTAGCATGCCGCCAACGGATTTGATGCGTTTGTTGAACAGGCCATGCACGGCCACGTTGTCATCCACAAACTCCACCTTGGGCTCGAAGGTCAACCCATCGTAGAAATCCAGGGTGGACCAGCCCGTGACGCTGCCCCAGGTGAGCAGATAATCCTGAGTGATCGGCCCGGCATTGGTATAGGTGGCATCCACGAACGTGCCGCCGCTATTGGCGAACGTTCGCAGTGAATTGGCGGTGGACCAGGGATTGACGCTGCCCGTGGTCGTGGAACGCAGGCAGAGCAGTTTCAGCGGGCCGAACAAGGATTTGACCGGATGAAAGATCATCTGCGGCATCTGCACCACGGCAGCCGCCGGATGCGTGTCCAGGGAGTTGTCGTTGCCATGCACTACGGCCGGAACGTCGGTGCTGGGAAAGATGCCCGAACCCAGCACGGGATTGGTGTACGGATAGATCACGCCGGCGATGGTTGGACTGATGCGACCATCCGGCGTCAGGGTGATTTCGTCGTAAGCCTCCTTGTCGCGGTTGTCAATTTTACCCATGCCGGCGACTTCGATCGATTCCTGGCTATAAACCTGGTCGGTGTCAATGGTGGTATCGCCCTTGGAAAACAGGCTGATTCCGTTGAAGGCCAGGCGGCCAGGGATACGATTTAAACTTGAGCGTTGGAGAGACATAAAGGCAGTGGGTTAATGGTTTATGGGGTGAAAAAGTTGACAGCCGCCGTGTCGCTGCCGGCGCTGCCGCGCGCGAAAGCGCGGGCGCGGAAAAGACCAGGCCCGACAATCTGGATCGGAGTGGTATAGGGCTGGGCGGCGGCGTTGCCTTCGTAAGGATGCGAGCCGTCCGTGGTGTAAAAGATCGTATCAGCTCCAGGGGCGGTAACCGTTACGGTCGCCGTGCCGGTCAATTGATACGAAAAAGCTTGGCCCGCAATGACGCCGCCAGTGACGGAGATTTGCGGGCGGTTCACTCTGACGAAGGGTTTGAAATCGGCTTCCATGGCGGTGAACTCGACGCGGCCGATGCGGGTTGGTGTGCTGGCAGTGGGGTCAGAAAATTCTGAAATCGTCGGCCGCGCGGGAACAAGGTTTTGCGTCAGACCCACCGGGGTGTAAAGTTTCATGAGCTTTTCGCACGCCGCCGCATACGCGCGGATGGGGTACCCGGTGCCCACCTGGGAGTTGTTGATCAGCACATTCTCGCACCACTCAACTATGATGGTCAACTTGAGTGGGCCCCCAGGCATGTTCGCATTGTCGTCGTCCGCGCGCTCAATTGGCAGGACCAGGAATCCGACCCCGCTTTTTCCATCAAGGCCCGGACCGATGGCGCGGTTGATCTTCATCTGAATCACTGAGTCAACATCGCCGGGCTCGATCAAGACGCCCGGGCGCGTGCCCAAAAAGTCATCCGCTTGGATCAATCCAAGGATGTCCTTTTGGATCAGCGGCCATAAATCTTGATATTTCATGAGTTTTTAAAAGCGTTTGCGGCCACGTCAAGCAACCTTTTGTCGCTCGGTAAAACGTCTCGGTTTCCGTCTTGAGTTACGCTCTTTTTCAGCACAAAAAGCCATTCAAGCGGTGGCTTGGAGCTCTGCCCAGCCTTCCCTCTCCGGCCGCCTGCCCGCTGCTGGCCACGCTGGCCCCTCTGGCACAGGAACGCCCGACCGTCCGTCATTTTCAGCAGGAACAAATTTGGAAAGTCTCTGGGCACTCGCCCGTAAGACGCGGCGGAAATCGGGATGGCCAGCATTTGCGCCGTTGCCGGCGTTATGGTCCCGCCAAACACGCGCAAGCCGAGGCCGACCTGCCTGCCATTCACCACGGCTGGCGGAATATCGACGGATACGCCGCGATTGTCAGGAGACCAGAAGACGGAAAAATTCTCGTAAAACCGGGTGGATTTGTACCCCTGCTTATTTTTACCAAGGCGGCCTAGATGTTGCTTGGTCTCGTTAACGAGCGCGGGACCAACCTTGCCAGCAAACCTGGCTGGCGTTACGGACTGCATCAGCTCGAAAAGCGCCTGGTTTGCGGTGTCTTGCGTGACCGTTATGGAAATGGCGCTCATGACAGGATTTTGACTGGCACGCGAAACGACCTGTTTGAAATCTTGAGCAGCGTTCCAAAATCGATTGGGGCCGGGTCTGCATGCTCATTCTCACCAATCAATCCGAGAGACACGGACTCCTTGCGACTCACGTCCAATGTTTCGTAGCCGCTGTTGAATGCGAACGGCGCAAAAGGATTGCCAAGCGTGTCATCGTATCCGCCATCGCCATCGCCCAGGGCCTGCCAGATCGGGTCATCCTTGAGCGCAACCATGCGCCCGTCAATCAGCTCGCCGCCTGCGGCTTCCCACCGTGCGGGCCAGCTATCCTCTGGGTCTTTTGTTCCACGTGGAACGTCTCGGCTATATATACGCTTCAGCTCAAGCGCCGGGTATTCGTCCACGGCCTCTGCTGTCAAATTCTGGTTGAGGTAGGTTCCCGCCCCAGCCGCGACTTCCTGCGACACCCTCAGAGACCATTCCAGGCGCTTGGCCAAGGATTCGCTTCCGCCGATGTTGGCTTGCAAGTCTGCCATGATTCCGCGCATGTCATTGACATCGGTCATGGTGGTTGCGGTTTTCAGCTTGTCGCGAAAGTCATCCAGGATCGCGGTCAACACCTTGTCGGAAACCTGGCCGCTGTAGCGGTCAAGCGACCGCTGCAAAAGCGCGGCCTGTTTATCGGAAAGCCCCGATGGGAGCTTGCCTGCCTTTTGCAGTGCTTGAATGGTTGTTGCGCTCATCCGTCTTGCGTGCAGCGGGTGAAAAATAGATGGCGTTTTCCGAACGTGGGGCTCGGTTGCGTCTGATTGAAATTGGCAACGATGGCGGTGTCGGGTGGGTCAACCATATCCGACCCATCGGCGATGCGATCAAGCTGGCGTTCGCGCTGCTTCAGTGTCGCTCGCTCATCCTCGCTAAGCGCCATCTGCATGGCCACCTTGAGCCGGCAGAAAATAATGTCAACCGCGAGCGGTTTCAACCCGGACGGGATGGCGGTAACCACTTGGTCGAGCTGATTGCACCGCGCAACCCGGCGGCGGATTTCCATCGTGACATCCGCAATTATGCCCGGCACTCGCGAAACCTGATCTGCTTGGCCGGGCTTATTGACGCTCAAGGAAACCGAGTTCGCGGCATCAATCAGGGCAGCGGCCTGCGAGTTGTACAGGTCGGCGATCGTTATGGTGATCCAGTTTGACATCGGGTTTTGAACTCCCGGCGGTGCCCTGGCACCGCCGGCGCTAGATCGGAGTCGCCTCCTTTCAGTTTTATCGATTGAACTGGTTTATCAGCACACCGGCATTGTAAACGTTCGTCGTCCCGCCACTGAGGTTCGTGATGGTGCCGCCGGTGATGATCGGCAGCGAACACGAATTTGAGACCGTCAGGAAAAACCCGGCAAACCCCCGAGTCTGCAATTCGCTCCAGTTCGTACCGTAGATCACCACGTTGGTTTGCGGATTCGATGAGCTGGCCAGCGTCGCCCACAACGGCAGCGCGTTGGTTCCGTCAACCGACGGGTAAACGTAGATGGTCTGGCCTACGCCGGTCGCGTTGGTTGCCGCCGAAAAGTAGGGCACCGCAAACGTGGATTGAATGCCCAGGCCGGAATTGATCCAGTTGTAAACGTAGTTCGTCGTGACGTTTACGCCTTGATTCGGCTGGTGAAAAGTTACCGCGGTGCCGTTCGTGAGTGTGTAGGAGGGCCACACCGGAAGATTTGTCAGACTGACAAAGTGGAACGCGGAAACCTGAGCCGATGCCGTCACAGCCAGCGCCATGGCGAAGGCCGCAACCAGAATTCGATTTAAGAATTTCATATTTTTGAATGCTTTCGGTGGGCTGGTTAGTTGATGTTGAGGCGGCGCATGGACAGCGTTGACGTTTGGTGAATATCCCGGCTCCAGTCCACCAGGTGGCCGCGCCAGAGCTGGTTGGGGGCGATGTACGTGCGCACGTTGCCAAGGAAGCCCGCCGCGCCAACGGTGAATGTTTTGAACGCGCTCGGGTCGTAAATCGTGGCACCCGGCAGGCTGTAATGAATCAGGCACACGCCGGAGAGAACCCGCGCCTTGCTGGGAGTCTGATTCAGGCGGGTTTGATCGTAAACCACATTGGCAGGCATGATGTCACAAGGGAAAATCAATGCCGCGTTGAGCTGGGAAATACTGATGGTCGCCACGTCCGCGCCCGAGCCAAACAGCGCGCGCGCCTTCACCTTGGGATGCGTCCGAATCGTGTTCCACACGCTCAGGTCCATCGTGATGTTGACGTTTTGCGTGCTGCCTACATCCTGCGCGATGCCAAGCAGTTGCTGGTTGATTTGGTCAATCGGGTCAACGTTCGGGTCGCTCCATGTGCCAATACCGGACTGCGCCGTGGTGCCGGCAACTACGGCGTTGGCGACGTCAATAACGTGCGAGAGCATGACCTTGTTGACGAGCGCGCGGATTTTGCCTTGGTCCAGCAAGTTCTGCTGAACGTCTCCGCCCGCATTGCCAGCCGCCTGGTCCTCCTCCTTGTCCACCCGGACTTCGAGCGCCTGCGGCTTGCAATTGTAATAGTCATCCGTCGCGCTGAATGCAATCACAACCGGATCGCCACCCAAAGCGCGGGCGGTTTTTTCCGGCATGAAAGAATTCTTGTCGTCGAATTTCTTGAACTGGCCGTTTGCGCCGGGGACCGGCGTGGTGGGGGCCAGACGTTCAGCGAGCTTGATCACGTCGGCAAGGTCGTTGAACAGACCTTGCGCGTAAGAAGTCAGCTGATAATTCAGTGTTGCCGAACCTAATGTTCCGTTAAAAGCCATATTATTTTGTTGTTAAATGGTGGTGGTTGATTGGTTTACTATGAGGCGTAATAGGTGGCCTCGCACGCCGCAATTTCGCACAGGTCGCCAGCCACTGCGCCGTTGGGGTCGCACATGACGCCGACAATAACGCGCGCTCCGGAACCAGGGTCAGAGACCAGCGTCCCGTCGCTGTACTGAGCCAGCAGCGTTCCGAACGTGATCGGCGTGGCTTGCGTGGCGGAAATCGACCCGCGACAGGTGCCGGGAAATCCGCCAAGGATACCGATGGAGTTCAGGTAGGTGGTGTTGGTGACGCCGTTGACAACATTGGACTTGGTGCGCGCATCAAGCACGATGCCAATCGATTTGACCGTGGCGGAAGAGCTGACGACGGGAGCGCCAGCCGTGAAAATTACCGTCTTTCCGATGGCGGACGAAAGGTCCGTGGCGGATTCCTGATAAATCGCGTAATCGCGAACAAAAAGGGCAGAACTCATAAATTTTTGATGATTGGTTGCGGTTGGTTAGATTTTGCCTTCGGCGATTTCCTGAGTCGCCTGCTTCCAAGCCGGGTCATGCTTCAAGCCCTGGGCCTTGAGAATGTTGACGCGGTTGGTGATCTTGACGGCCTTGTCCTTTTCGTCAAGCTCGCCGATGTCTCGGCTGGTTGACTCGCCGCCGTTGCCACGATTCAGGACCGTGGTGCCGCCCTTTGACGGGGCGATCTCGGCCAGCATGGCAACTCTGGCTTCGCGGTTGGCGAGACTGGCAAGGATCGGAGTCAGTCGCTTGACCCGGGCCGGGTCGGTGATTTTGTGCGTGGTCAGCAGTTCGCCGATTTCGCGGTTTTGCATTGCAGCGCAGATGTCATCCTCAGACGCATCGGCGGCAAGCCCCAATGTGGTTGCAATTTTGCTCATGTTCAGTGTGTTGTCTGCCGCCGGGGCGGGATTGCCACCGGCTTTGTTTTTCACCACGCCAGCCTTTTCCGCGTGAAATTTCGCGGCGTTTTTGTGAAACACGGCTTGATCATCGTTGCCGGCTTCCTCGTGGGCGTCCGCCGCTTCCTTGTGCAGGGCCGCAGCCTTCAGGTGACCGCGCTTTCCGTCGGCCTCCATGCTGGCGGCGTTGGCGTCATCACTGCATTTGCAGGCGTCGGAGTCGTCGGGATCACCATCCTTGGAATCGTTATGAACGCGATTGTTTGCTTTCCATGCCTTTCCGGCGTGAAACTTGGCCATGTGCTCGTGATAATCCGCAGCCGCATCATTTCCTTCGGCTCGGTGGAGCTTTGCGGCGCGCGCGTGCGCCTTGGACGCCTTCTCATGGGACGCCTTGTCGTTAGCGCCTTTTGTGGCTTCATGCGCCTTGGCGCTGGCCTTGTTTTCCTTTCCACCCTCGCCTTCGCCCTCGCCGTACTGGTTGCCGTGGAATGGGTGTCCGACGTAATCACCGTTTTTGATTGAACCATCAGATTCAAGACGGTTGGAAATTGCGTTTAGAACGGCTTCCGGCTTGGTATCAGCCGGCAAGCCAAATGTTTCTGCGATGTTTTTCATTGTAGGTTTCCACCGGTTGGTTATGGGCTTCTGCCCCCGGTTATTGTTCATGTTGGTCAACGTAAGACCGCCCAGGCGCAGCGGCCGCACTTTCTTTCCGTCCAGTTTTTCAAGCGCATCCGATGAGTACTCGGTCGAGAAGAATCGGTAGTCGCCACCGTCCACGGCGGCCTTGCCAGTTGTGGTCCATCGGATTTTTCCGTAAACGCCATCATCCCGATTCTGCAATTCCTGGAGCCACCCGTAGGCGCGCGTCTCTTGGTCGGGCTGGTCGGAGAAATGCTCGTGGTCAATCAGCATTTCGGAGCCATGCCGGAGAGTGCCAGCCTTGGCATCCTGGTTGAATTTGTTCACGATCGATTCCGTTGCGTCCTTGTCGATCACCTGAACGACGCCAGCAGCGCGGTTTGGATGCGTTCCCGCCGCTTCGATCATGTACCAGCCGTCCGTCGGGTGCTGGAAATCGCGGTTTAGAATCGTGATCATTTGGAAAGCCCTTTCAATAGCGAATCCTCAAGCATTGGCGAAAGCCCCTTGGCAAGCGAGTTGTCGGCCTGGATCGCCTTTTCAATGGCCGGGAAATCCTTAAGCAGCTTCTCAACCATGTGCTGCTGAATGGTGGCGTCGTCAATGGCCGCAATGGCTTCCAGTCGCTTCATGAGCGGCAAAAGCATCTCAGCCAGGGTTTCGGAAAGGTCGGTCGGATCATCGATGGCCCGGTTGGAAAGTTTCGCCGATGGCGCGGCTGGATCGTTTTGGTTGTCGGTGGGTGTGCCATCGGCGGAAAATGAAGGATCAGGCGGAGCAACCCGGGTCAACTTGATGCCCGTGCGTTCGCTGATTTCCGAGGCGTCGGTTTGCAGGTTGACGCCCTCCAACTTGACGACGGTGTCGGCCAGGGCTGAAACGTCGTCAACATCCTTTGTGGCCAGCGCGAAATACACGCAAACTGGCTGGCCAGGGAATGCGGCCGCCAGCTCCGGGGCGTCGAAGTCACGTTGCAGCGTGTCATTGATGCTGCTGGCCTTGGTGACCGCAATCTTTTGCCAGGCTACAGCATGCTCTTCGCTCGCCCCTTTGCCGATGCCGGTAGGCATTGACAGCATGGTCAGAACACCACCCGTACCAGCCAGAACCAAGTCGGCCTCCTGCGCGCCAGTGAATGGAAGAAATGGGGAGTCGCTGCGGACCCCTTGGGAGGGAAACTCAACGCTTGATCCGTGAGGAAGTACGCCAGACACGCCGCGCGCCACGTCCTCAGCCGCCGCCTGGTAAGCCGTTTCTTTACCCTTGGCTATGTCGGGAGGCATGATCACCACAGAATTTGGAAGGCCGAAAATCTCCGTGAACGATGCGAAATCCTTCCGGCCCATGAGCCAGTTCACGAACGAAATCAAGGCGATCTCGTAAAGGGGCGCTTCTGCCTCCTGGATCACGAAATCCTCACGGGGCATTTTGACGCTGCCGATTCGGTTCTCCTCGCCCAGAGTCGGCTTGCAGGACCCCAGTCCGATTCCTATCAGGGAATTGACGTTATAGTAAAAATCACCATAAAACCCGTCGCGCGCCCAGCACCACGGCTCGAGCCAGTAGAGCTCCTCGACTGCCGCGTCATTTGGCCCGCCCTGGTATCGATGCTTTTGCAGAACGGCGTAACCGCGCAGGTCGGCCAGCGCGAGTTGGCAAATGGAAGTTTTCAAGTTCTTCAGCAGGTCGTAACGGGATTGCAGAAATTTGCGCTGCGCTTCCGCCATTGCTGGGGTGGCCCCCTCCGGCAACTGTTCTTTCACCCTGACCTTTGACTCGAGCTCCTTGATGTGGCTGACAAGTTTCTCTTCAAACCCGCGTAAAACCGGAAACCGCTTTTCCGCCTTGCGTAGCGTCAATTGCGTCTCAACGAACGCCCCGCGTTCCGACTGTTCAAACAGGTACATGAGGCGCGCGATGGTGAGACCGCGCAGCGGGTTGTAATTATCGCGCCAATAATTTGACCGCCGCACCAGCTCCTCCTGCGACACGCCACCGCCGGGTGTGTTGCTGGGGGTTTGTGTTGGGCTGAAAAAGTTCGTGTTTGGCGACGCCTTGCCCGCGTTGTCGGGGTCAAGTCCCATGGGGAGTCCGACGGCAGCTTGCGAATAATTGGCGGTCGATTCGTTCAATCTGAAGCAACCATTGCTTCATAACCATATTAAAGTCAAGGAATATTTCTATTCTGGCGGATCGACAAATCCTTTTTCAGAGGTGATCTCACCCAGCACAAGTCCGGTCAAACCTTCCAGAGATTATTTGAGAGCGGCGCGAATCGTAAAGGGCGGTGATCGGGCCGGCTTCGCCATTTTCATGGAGATAATCCAACAAATAGCGGTAAGCGTCCATGCTGTGATCGTTCTTTTTTACAGGCATGTCCTTTTCCGGCTTCCAGACATACGACTCAAACTCGTTTATGTGGTTCAAGCATGACGGATTAACAGTGTACCTGGGACGGCCGTCCCCCATGGTTTTCAGCCGGTCCTGTACCTGGCCGATGCCGAACAGGACTCCACCTTTCGCGCCGTGAGCGTTTATTCCACGGTTTCGCATGTCAGCAATCATGCCGGCCGCCGCCTCATCCACTGCCGCAAATTCGCAATGGTATTCAGAAAACCACTCCTCGGCCTTGGTGATCAAGTCAGTCGGAAGTACGCCCCGCTGGTAGAATTCTTTGAAGCAGTGGTGCCGGCCATCTCCATCCTCGCCTATGAGCAGGATCACCGCCGGGTTGTCGTACCCGATGTCCATTGCCAAAAACCACCTTTTCATTTCACGCTCGCCACGTTCAACGACGTGAATCTGCGGGTTGAACATGTCGTAAACTGCCCCCTCTGCGGTGGCCCAAATCCCATCCTTGAGCCTCAGTCTCCGAACCCCTGTTAGAGCATCCAGTGCGGCCATCGACTTGACGCCCTGAGGGGTCAGTTCACCTGACTCCGTGTAGAGTGATGGATTATCGTGGTGCGTGGTGACAATCATTCTTAGGCTCTGCCGCTTGCGAATCCAATGCATCGAGCCGCCGGGGTTGCAGTCGCCCCAGAGCTGCGGATTGGCCACCACCGCGCCACGACCAGTCACGCGCGTCAACAGCGTTTCCCAGTCGTCGATCACGAGCTCCTCGGCCTGGTTTACGTAAATCCCGTCGCGCTCGCTCGACAAAACCCGGCCCGGATTATCCAACCCAGCCAGCCAGATTTGCGAGCCGTTCCGGTAAATGAAACGCTCGGGCTTCTCCCCGCCATACGCCACAATCCCGCGCATTTCCGGCTGCACGACGCGCTTGTAAGTCATCACGCACGAGCCGACCAGAGATGAGAATGTTTTCCTGGCCATCACCATTTGCGAGCCCGGCACCGCCTCACAGATCGCGTGCAGCTTTAAAATGGAGGCAACCGTCTTCCCGGTTTCAGCGGGCCCTGAACACATCACCTCCTGCTGGGTGCTCGTGAAAAGCTCCCCATTGCCACCGCGAAGCTCATAAACTGGAGTGCTCAAAATTCAAACTAGTTTGATGTTTGCGCATTCAATTCGTTCCCTTATAAAACAAAGTCACCCTGTTTTGTGCACTTTGATGCATTTGGTATTGACACTGAAGCGTCTGGGTACCAATAGTATTTCACCACTGACACGCGCCTTTTCATGCTTTCGCCTTTGGCAGTTCCGCACCCCTCACAACAATTTGAATCGGTGCTATCGATGTTCCGTCGGGATTTTGCACAACTTGCTCGACACGGTCGCGCCAGTCCAGAGGGAAACGGTTGATCATCTGGAATCTGAACGCCGCCGCATTCAGCCGCCGAGCATCTGAATCCCATAATCCATCCTGGCCCTGATCTTCCCACCACGCCTGCGCCAGCTCACGAGCGCGCGTCATACTGTCACAAAAGTCTGGCTTTTCCTTCTCCCATTCGATCAGTGTTTTTCGACAAACGTCCAGAACAGCGGCGATTTGGACACGAGATTTGCCCTGCCGACCGAGCTCGATTACCTGCTCGCAGAACTCCGGCCTGTAATCCGTTGGCCGGCCGAAAGGTTCTTTTCTTACATGTGGTGAAATTTCATCTTTCATGGTTGATATTTACTTCATTTTTGCTCATAAATCAAAATCCCCTCATTTCAACCCCCTCCGAATGTCCGCCAACCGCTTCAAAACCTCGCCAGCAGGCAGGGCGCGGCCCCGGCTGGCCTGTTTTGTGGGTTTGGCCGGCTCATCATCCGACTTCCAGTCAGCGCTGTCATTCCGGCAGACCACACAATAGGCATTCTTTGCCGCGTCGTGGGCACCCGGCGGTGGCATGTTGACCGTGTCGTCGCAGACTCTACAATACCAATGGCTCATAGATTTCTTTCCGAAAAGTCTTGGGTATTCACACCCACACAAATGTTTTTATCGCGAATCAGACGCGAGAAAATCCGACCGTCAACCGCCTTGAGTCCGTCCGCGTCCTTGTTGCTGGAAATCAGAGTCCAT